GCGACAATCCGTGGTTCCCGAGAACGCTTGAAGCCGAGCGCCTCGAGGACATGCGCCTGCGGCCCGAGACCTACGACCACATCTGGGAAGGCAAGTACCTCATCATCACCGAGGCCCAAATCTTCAAAGGCAAGTTCGAGATTGATGAGTTCGAGCCGGAGAAAGATTGGCACGGTCCCTACCACGGCCTTGACTTCGGTTTCTCTCAGGACCCGACTGCCGCAACTCAGTCCTTCATCCACGACAAGCAACTCTACATTCGGAGGGAGGCTGTGAAAAAGAAGCTGGAACTTTCCGACACCGCAGGCTTCCTTGCCGGGCAAATCCCGCGCATCGCTATGCACACAGTCCGCGCAGACTCCGCTCGCCCGGAGACAATCTCGCACCTGCGGAACCACGGTATGCCGCGAGTCATTGCGGCCAAAAAAGGCAAGGGCTCAGTCGAGGACGGGATCGCGCACATTCGTTCCTATGACCGCGTTATCATCCATCCTGACTGCCCGGAAACCGCCCGCGAGTTCCGTCTCTATTCCTACAAGGTTGACTCCCTCTCCGGCGACATTCTTCCGAAGCCGCTCGACGCGAACAACCACTGTATTGATTCGCTGCGCTACGCCCTTGAGCCGATGATGCGCCTCCGCAACCGTCCGGGAGTTCGCGCGCTATGAGATTTCCGTTCTTCAACAACCAGACCTCTGCGACCGCCCCACCAGAGGCGAAGCGAAGTCGCGGATGGGGTTTGCATTTCAACAACCTCACCCGCGCTTCGTGGATGGACAGGAACTACGACAATTTTGCCAAAGAAGCGTATCAGATCAACGTCATTGCATACTCCGCGATCAACCGGATTGCGAACGCAGTTGCGTCGATCGAGTGGCAAGTCCGCACGCCTGACGGCAAGGACCACGACGAGCACCCCTTTCTGGACCTGCTGAAGAGGCCGAACCCCGCACACAGCGGCGCAGAGTGGTGGCGCATCCGCATCGGCTACCTCCTGCTCTCCGGAAACCTTTACGACGAACGAGTTGACGACTCGAAGGGACGCCCGAAAGAGCTGTGGCCCCTGCGGCCCGATCGCATGACTATCGTGAAGGGCACTTCAGGCCTTCCGGCTGGCTTCGTCTACAAGGTCGGCCAGCAGAAGATTTCCTTCCCCGCCAACGAGATCACTGGCGGCGGCCCGATCCGTCACACAAAGCTGTTCCACCCGACCGACGACTGGTACGGTATGTCCCCGATCGAGGCCGCGGCTTATTCCATCGACCAGCACAACGAAAGCATGTCATGGGTTCAGGCCCTGCTGCAGAACAGCGCCCGACCGTCTGGTGCGATGATCGTGGACGCCGAGGAGCCGCTTTCCGACGACGAGTTCGCTCGCATCAAAACCGAGATTGACACCTTCTACAGCGGCTCGCAGAACGCCGGGCGTCCGATGCTTCTCGAGGGCGGCCTCGACTGGAAACAGATGGGCATGTCTCCGATGGACATGGAAATCCTCAAGACGAAGGAAAGCGCCGCCCGAGACGTTTCGCTGGCTTTCGGAGTCCCGCCCCTCCTTCTTAACATTCCGGGCGACAACACCTACGCGAACTACCGCGAGGCTCGCCTTGGCTTCTACGAGGACACGATCCTGCCGTTCCTCGAGTACCAAGTCGCGGAAATCAATGACTGGCTCGGTAGCGCTTTCGGCGGCGCTATCCTGCGCCCGAACAAAGACAAGATCGAGGCCATTGCCGACAAGCGCCAAAAACAGTGGGAAATGGCAGACTCATCCGACGACATCACGCTGAACGAAAGTCGCCGGATGAAGGGCCTGCCGCCGCTTCCCGCGCCCCTCGGTGACACGCTCATGCTGGAGCTCCGCGCCCAGACGAAGGGCCGCAAAGACCCGAAAGCGGAGGAAGAGGCAGAGGAACTGATCAAAGAGGCGGCTTATGGACCTAGTTGACCTGACCCTCGCCCTGCTTGACAAGATCGAGGAAGAATACGCCGCGCCGCTTTCCGACACCCTCGAGGCCGCGATGGATTACGTCCAGCAAGACGTGCTGCAGACGCACAGCATCCGGCCCCTGACCCGCCCACTCAAACTCGCAATCACGCGGATAATGACGAATTGCTGGCTTGCTTCCACAACGGGCGTCTCAGTCCTGATGCGCGAGGAGTTCAAGGACGGGTTCCCTGATCTTGAGTCGAAAGCGAACGCCGAGGCTGAAATTCACCGGATCGTCAACGACTACGTTACGTCTTACGGCGGGCAGCGGGCGGCGCAGGTGATCCAAACGACTGAGCGCCAGATCGCAGACCTCATCAACGGCGGGCTGAGCCGCGGCGAGGCCGTTTCCGCTGTCTCCCAGAACGTCTCGAACAAAATCCCTGAACTCGCTGAGGTCCGCGGCATCCTTGTCACCCGGACCGAGGCGCATGCCTCCGCACAATTCGCGAGCCAGAAAATGGCCGAGCGTTCCGCCATCGCCCTGAAGAAGGTGTGGAACACCCGAGGCGATCAGCGGGTTCGGGACTTCGGCACCTCGGGCCGCGTTTCCGAGTTCAACCACCGTGTCATGGACCTGCAGCAAATTCCGCTGACCAGCACGTTCAAAGTTCCCCGCAGGTTTGGTGTGCCCGAAGCACTCCTCTTCCCCGGTGACCCGAACGGCTCCGCTGGCAACGTAATCAACTGCCGCTGCATACAAACATACGTGAGAGCATAATGGAATATACCTTCGCAGACCTCGAAATCAAAGAAGTCAAGGACCGCTCTTTCAGTGGCTACGGCGCGGTTTTCAACAACATTGACAGGGGCGGTGATCGGCTCCTGCCAGACTCACTCACCGAGAGTATCAAGTCCTTTATGGAGGGCAAGCGGAAGCCGAAGATGCTGTGGCAGCATGATCCCGAACAGCCCATCGGCATCTGGAAAGAGATGAAGGCGGATGAGAAGGGTCTGGCCCTGCGGGGCGAAATCCTCGACATTCCGAAAGGGAACGAGGTCTACACGCTGATGAAGGCGGGCGCAATCGACGCGCTGTCCATCGGCTACAAGACCCTCGACTACGAGATGAAAGAAGAAAACGGTTCCCGCGTTCGGGAGCTGAAGAAGATTGAATTGTGGGAAGTGTCCGCTGTGACCTTCCCAATGAACGCCGAGGCTTTGGTGACTGACGTGAAGCAGCTCCAGTCCCCTCGGGAAGTCGAGCGCCTACTGCGCAAAGCAGGGGTTCCCGGCACCTTCGCCAAACTTCTTAGCCTCTACGGCTACGAAGAGGCAACAAACCGCCTTCAAGAAGATCATCGGGATGATGACGTTGAGGCAGAAGCGCAAAAGGCCCTGTCAGAGTTGATGAGGGCTGTCAAAGGGCTAAAGGAGACACTCAATGCCTAAAGACGCAATCGACTTCGAGGACGTCAAAACTGCCGTTGACGAAGTTAAGAAATCGTGGGAGTCCTTCAAGGAAACTCACGACGAGCAACTGAAAGAGGCGACGAAAAAGTACGTCGATCCCCTGCTGGAAGAAAAGCTCACCAAGATCAACGCTGATCTTGACGAGAAGCAGGCCAAGATTGACGAGCTCTATGCCGCCTCTCGCCGCAAGACCATCATTCTTGATGGCAAGCAGATTGACGAGGAAGAACTCGATGCCAAAGCGTTCGCATGGGCTGATACCCTTGCGCGCCGCCGTGGTTCTCGGGCGGAAGAGTACTCGAGTGATGAGCTGAAAACCTACCAAAAGGCTTTCGAGCGTTACCTTCGCAAAGACGACCGTGTGCTGACTGCCGACGAGCAGAAGGCCCTGTCGGTCGGTTCGGACCCAGACGGCGGCTACGTCGTTCACCCGGACATGAGCGGACGGATCGCGCGTCGCGTTTTCGAGACTTCGCCAATCCGCAGCTACGCCTCCGTGCAAGTCATTTCGACCGACGCGCTCGAAGGCATTCACGACAACGACGAGGCGTCCTCGGGTTGGGTTTCGGAAACCGGCGCTCGCACAGAGACCGGAACGCCGCAGCTCGACGTGTGGCGCATCCCCGTTCATGAGCAGTATGCCGAGCCTCGCGCGACGCAGAAACTCCTGGACGACGCCGCGATCGACATGGAAGGCTGGCTTTCGGACAAAGTTGCGGACAAACTCGTTCGTACCGAAAACACAGCGTTCGTGGCTGGCGACGGTGTGGGCAAGCCTCGCGGGATCACCACTTACGGAGACTGGGCCTCGGCTGGCGTCTTTGAGATGGGTGCCATCGAGCAGTTCGACACTGGTGCGAACGGTGACTTCGCTGCCGCTCCCAACGGCGGAGACGTTTTCCTCGACGCTATCTACGGACTGAAAGATGTGTACCGGCAGAATGGCGTGTTCTTCACGAACCGCGCCACTACCGGCCACACCCGGAAGCTCCGCGATGGTGACAACAACTACCTGTGGCAGACTTCGTTCCAAGCAGGTGAACCGGCCCGTATCCTCGGCTACCCGGTTGTTGGTTTCGAGGACATGCCTGCCTACACCGGCACAGGTGCACTGGCAATCGCTTTTGGTGACATGAGCGAGGCATACCAGATCGTAGACCGCATGGGCATTCGTGTCCTCCGCGACCCCTACACGGCGAAACCCTTCGTCAAACTCTACACCACGAAGCGCGTCGGTGGTGATGTCGTGAACTTCGAGGCGCTGAAACTGATTGCGTTCCAAGCGTAATCTAGGCAGAAAGGAGACTTAAAAATGCCTCAACGCGATTTCAAAAACAACATGCAGGTTGTCCATCTCGGCAACCTCACGTTGACTGGTGCGACCCCGGCAGCATCTGCTTGGGTTGATACGCGCGGTTTCGACAGCTGCACGTTCGTCATGATTAACAACACAGTTACCGATGCCGGTACTGCCGCGGGTTTCTCGACGGTGGTTCAGGAAGGTGACACGACTGTGGCGGGAAGTGCTACCGCAGTTGGTGATGATGAACTGATCGGCCTTGAAACCGCCCTGACTGTTACGTCTGACGCCGCTGACGATGCCATCGCAGGCACCATCGGTTACGTTGGAGACGCTCGCTACGCGCGGGTAAACGTGACGGGCACCACAGGCACCG